AGCGAGTCGCTTTCTCGTAGAACTCAGACTTAGGTATACTACCAAGTATCCAAGCACGTTTCATATTGTGCAATACGCGAACGAACACATACTCATCACAGTCTTGACTAGAGCCGTGTGCAGAAACAGAACAATCGTAGTAAGGTAAAGGCTCGGAGTCACACCGCTTGGTCTTCACATCTATGCGTCTACCCTCGTGCACTATGTCGTAGTCGAACGTATTGCTCGAAGATGCGTTAAGATGTTTCTGCACGATTACCTCGCCAAGACTTCCCAAAACGTTGCTCGTCCCATTGGTAATGCTACCCGATAGAAACTGCATCTGTGCACCCTTTTTAGCAGCCTGTTGCAGCATATCTTCAGTTACGTCAATTGATATAATCATTAGTAAGTATCCCAAAAAACAAATATCATTATGCCAATAATAATACCATACATTCCATACGTATACCAAGAATAATCCATAATTTCTACTCCGCTGCCACTATGTCTACAACCTCACAGGAATCTGCAGAACATGCCAGTTCTCGGTTTCCGTTAGTTGTATCTTCTGTTTCAAATGTTTCTAGTTCTTTCCAGTCAATAGATTCAGGTAATGTTAAATTTATATCTAACGACTCTAAGTAATTATCTTTTGTTCCCACTGGGTATACATACCTAGATACTTTTTGATACTTGCCGTTATACTCTTCTTCAGTAATGTCTTGATAAGGAGCTTGTTGGTAGGTGTGATCATTAAACGGCAAAAAGGATATACCACTGCAGATATCAAAGTTCTCATATACCCATGCACCAACCTTAACCCACTCGTCTTCTTTGACGCTGATGGTTACTGAGGGTTTATGCTCACACCAGTGTATAGCGTATAGTTTCCACAATTCAAGTTGTTCAATAGCCGACATAGCATCACGACAAATAGCACCGTGTGGAGAACGTGTAAGGAAACTAAATACAGTTGTGTTTTCTGGCTTCATAACATCAGGCTCACTCGGTACGCCCTGATCAATAAGGAATTGTGTGAGAGGGTCTTTGTTATCTCCTCGTACAGTTCGAACATAATGAGAGTTATGTCGTGCGTGAATACCACTGGCAGCATCTACGAGTTGTGATACAGTGCCTGACGGTTTAACACAGGTGATTGCGGCAGAACGTTCAATACCAATCTGTTCAGCAACATATGCGTTTTGATCGACTGCAGCTTGCCGCATCTCTTTAAGCCAACGAACAGAGTCTACGGTCTTAGATAGAACAGGGTGATCCATAATACCCGTTAATGATACACCCAGAAGACGTTCTTCTTTGGTGTTATTCTCCCATATCTTACGAAGATATTTAAAGTTGGTAAGAGTGCTCTGAAATGTTCCTAATGTGGTTGCAAGGCGTACCTTGTGTTTAAGTTCATCTAACGTGTCCGTCGGGCGAACAACTACCTCTGACAAGTTACAGAACTGGTAGGGGCGCAAGATAATCTCACTACACGGATTACAACCAAACTCGTGTTCAGTATCACGTCTTCCGTTTTCGGCAACTTTTATTCTAGCTGCCTCCCGGTTAAAAATACCACGCTCTCCACTCTTGCTATCATACAAAGATAACCACTCTTTTAGGAACGTTCCAATGTCGGGCTTTTTAGAATACGAAACAGAGTTGTTAGCCAGTGATCTCTGTCCCTCAGTCTCATACCATTTCCCAGACTTGGCGTGAGACATTTCTCTGTCAGATAAATCAGATAAACTAATCAGAGCAGAACGACGTACGCCGCCTACTACAACAATCTCACCTACCTTACACATGATATCGTGGCACTCAATTGCCTTGAGGCGACGACCAGAGGCTCTCTTAAACATGTCAATACAGAAGTTAAACAACTCTAGAAGCGGCTCCGGTCCGGATGCACGACCCCCCATAGTTTTCAATCTTACCCCGGCAGGGCGTACAGACGACACATCTATCGATGGAACTTGTCCTGCGTACAACAGAGAGATAAGCTCACGGAACGATCTTGCCCACCCGCTACGACTATCTGCAACATTAATTACAGTTGGGGACTCCTCAAAATGTTCGTTCACAATAGGTAGTTTACACACCTGTGACTCTTCAACAGAGAAGCCTACACCTGTACCGCACATCAGTATGTACATGCACTCATCGAACGCACGAGGGCTGTCTACAGGCATATATGAACAGTTGTACCCTACAATGTTGTCACGCTCTAGCGCGGGACCGGAAGTCATCATAGCTCTCATGGATGGCATGATGTCTAAATTAAGAATAGCTTCCTCTAATTCATCAGCAAATACTTCGTTTACATAATAGTTGTGCTCACGTATAAGGTGATTATACATAAAGCCAGTATAACGTTGCACAGTCTCTTCCCACGTCTCTCTCCTGTTATGTTCAGGCAACCATCGGGCGTACCGTGACTTGTGAATAAATTGCTGGTAAATTGTGGGTAGCTGATTCGACATATTATTTCTCCTTTATTTCTATCAACTTGTTTAGATACCATTGAGCCTTCTTCAGGTCTTCTAGACCATTCTTGTAGGGGTATCTCCATAAATATTTCATAATATTACCCTGTAGGTAATACTCAAAGCCCTCTCCTGTGGCAGCTTCAATAGCAGAGATACACTCTATCCCCGCTTGGTTGTAGTGTGGAGGTTTGTTTACTGCATCTTTTTTACGTGTCACTGTTTAGCTCCAAAATCAACTCGGATAATGTTACTATCCTTCTCGTCTTCTTCCTCGACAGTCTCATTAAAGTGTTCACGAGCCTGTATAGCAACAACGCCGCTGGTGAATACTTGATCAATGTCTGCTTGTAGTAGGGCAAGGATACCTTCGACTGCAACCTCCCCGGGGTGTGGATGTCCATCTTCATCAAGTAAACCCCCGGTAGTATCAAACACTTTAGCACTGAATCCAGCTTCGTTGGGCTTCAGTATAACATAATACCTGTCCGGTAACAAGAAGTTTTTTTCTAACTCAATTTCGTTTTCAATTTCATCATCACTCATTTGAACCATTCCTCTGGTATGCTGCCCTCTGCCCACATAAATTTATGCCTCTCACACCACATAGCGTAGGTTGTTTTACTATTCTTTCGGATCTTGTTCCTAGCACGTTGGAACACAAAACGAATATCAACGTCTGGGTTCTGTTTCTTTATCAGCAAGTGTTTACTTCTGTCTGCTGAATCAAACTTACCTTTTGTTTCAACATAAAAATCGTATTCAGGAAACCAGAAGTCTGGTGTGTAGTTTTTTATCTTAGGTTGAAACTGTATCTTCTGCGTCTCATACTCAAAGTCTCTACCGTTCTCAGCTAACTTACGAGCAACACGTAACTCAAAGTCAGATCTAAACTTATGTCGCCCCGCCATTATGGTAACTCTATGCTCGGTGGCGAGTAGTTCAACGTCAGGTGTTCTAGTCTTTTCATAATGTGCCCTGCCATCTTGGGGGATGATTTTTCTAAACAGGTAATCTGTACTTGTATTTCTTTGCTTGGTAGCCATACAATGCCGCCACTCCTAACCACATAGGTAATTCGTTTAAATTCTTCTTCAATAGTTTTAAAGTCACGCTGATATGTTTCGTCTTGCAATTGACCTCTCATATCGTCCTGTAGATACTGTTCTAACATTGTAACGGACAATCCTCGTTGACTGTTTCTTAGCTGTATAACAGCAGCATCACCTCCACGTTTTTGTGCAGCTTCAACATACACAAAATGTGTGTTAGGATTTAAGAACAACATGCCCGGTCTAAACTCATCATAATATATAGTATACATTACACAACGCTTTCTTTAGCTAACTTAGTGTACCACGTTCCCGGTCTGCTCTGAGCACGTGATGTTGCTTTAGGTGCAAACTTAGCTTTAGGCCAACACTTACTTTTGTGACCGCAAAACGAACAGGTTCGAGGCATGAGCATGTTCCCTGTGGGCTGCCCTTTGTGCATCTCCTTTTCGGGTTGAAACTCCTTACGAAAAGGTTTGTCCGACAGTAGATACTTAGCACGTGCCTTTGCATCAGCAATATATTGTTTACGGTCTTGCTCTTGATCATCAGGTGCGGCGCACATAATCCACTCACCGTTGTTTTTGTTTACGACAATCCAACCACCAAAAGGCAAACCAGCAGCAGTAGAATACAGATACCCCTGCATAACGTATCCAAAAGTGTCGTCTTCTTTAATCTTTTCGTATCCTCCGAAAGAGCCGAATTTATGGTTAAAAGAGTAATCAGACGCGGATTTAATGTCCCAGACTTTTGGTCCTGATCCGTCGTCAATGATGATATCCAACGTCCCACTGATTTTAATGTCATCGTCAAGCTCCAGTTCTACCTTCTTCTGAAGGTCAATAATCTCTACGTCAGCTACTCTCATTGCAAGAACAGCTAAAGATTCTATCATGTCACCAAAAATAAAACGCATATATGTGGTGTAGTCCATTGTTTCTTTATTACCAGCCATCTCATGCTGCTGTTGGCACAACGGTCTACCTAACCCTGACATACGTATGCCAGACCTGTCGGACTTTCTGCTGAATTGTTTCTGGATAGCGGCGGCTACAGATTCAACAAACTCCTCAGAAAATTCAGGCGGGAGATTGATTTTCCCCCGCCCTGCATTCTCAAGAGCCGCCTGTATTTTAGGCAGCGTCAGCATCTGCAAGTTCCGCTTCTAGTGAAACGTCAACGCTATCCATGCTTAGTTTTGCTGCTTCTCTGTACTTTTCAAGGATACCATCATTATATCCTTTAATTGTCTCTAAGAACTTTTTAATGAGCTCAAGGTCCTCTTGAGTAAGTTCATCAAGATACTCTGTCATTGCAAAAGTTGGAACCCAAAAAGTTACACTTCCTGTTTTCATCTTCTTAGTTCCAAGCTCAAACACAGACTTCTGCATAAGTTTCTTCTGCCGAGTCACAAGGTCAAGTGCCTCACGTACAGGGCGGAAACCTGACTTCTTAAAGTAAGCGACTACAGGCTCGTTATCTAATTCGATCTCATTACCTGTTGAATCCTTTGCTGTACCCGACACGGTTGCATACACAACTTGGTTACAGACTACCTCACGAGAAAGTAGAAGGCGTGGGTCTGTAGCGGCAAGTTCAGCCTCTATATTTTTTGGTAAACGACCACACTTCTCTGTACCAATTGAATCAGGAAACTTGTCACCCAAGCTGGCTGTCTGGATTGATTGTGAGATGAATACGCTTTCTTCCTGATCCCAGTGACTATATGTGTACATACGGCTAAAGGGACGCAGTGTAAGTTTTTCTGCGTAAACAAAGCGACCATCAAGCATTAGCTTCCAATGCCCCTTTGGTAATGAATTACCATCATCATCTTCATCAGTATAGTTAATTGACAAGCGAGGCAAGCCCTTTCCAGAACCTGTCGCAGGTGCACCGCCCTGCCCCGTAAGGGCCATAAGTGCTGCTTCATCTAAATTTTCAAGGTTAATATTATCAAGTGTTGCTAAATCATTTGTCATTTTCTTTACTCCTATGACTAGTTAGTCTGTCTATTTTAGAGGTCAACTAGCTCGGTGTCAAGCCAATTATCACCTATTTTTAATTCTATATCAATTGGCATATCGTAGTAGATGCCGTATCGTTTATGAGCCTCTTCTTTGATAGCCAGCATTGCTTCTGCCATCAAGTCAATCGCAGTCTGCTCCTCCCCCGGATACACATCCATAACAATACTGTCGTGTACTGTGTTGCATATTACACTCTGTGTGTTGTTTTCACGCAACATATTGTGCAATCGTATTAGGGCAAGTGGTAGCAAATCACCTGTTGCAAAACCCTGCACAGGATAATTACAGATAGCTGTACGGTTTGTTGCAGTACCCCACTTTGTCCACTTAGTTCCCGGGAAGTGGTACTGTCTGCCAGATGGTAAGGTTATGTAACCTTTGGCTACAACTTGCCGTTGCATATCATCTTGCCACTCAGTCACAGCAGCATACTTGTCCTTGAACGCATTGTAATATCGCTTTTGAGAATCAGTACCAGTCACACCACCATATAGCGGTTTGAAGGTATGCGCCTTCGCTTCCTGTCGGCTACATCCAATAATCTCTGCGGTGTAGCTGTGAACGTCTGTACCAGCTTTGACATCACTGTATATAGCATCATCCCCAGAGAGATATCCAGCAACACGAAACTCTAGCTGCCCGTAATCCCCCTCAAGTATTTTACCACCTTCCCAACGGCTCTTGACAACTTTTCTGATAACGAACGTAGACCCTCTCGGCATGTTCTGAAAGTTCGGGTTTCGAGAAGATAGTCTACC